TAATTGGTGTTATTCGTGATATGCATGCATGGACAGACCTAGATGGTATACGGTACACGGCTCTCGGAACAGATAGAAAATTATATATTTATTCAGAAGGTGCAGCTTATGACATTACGCCTATTAGAGCAACACAAGCAGGGCTAAGTAATCCTTTTGCAACAGTAGATGGTAGTGCAACAATTACTGTAACTGATAATGCACACGGCGCACAAGCTGGTGATTTTGTAACATTTAGTGGAGCATCGACGACAGCTGGTTTAGATATGAACAAAGAGTTTGAAATATCAACATATGTTGATGCTAATACATACACTATTACGTACACAGGGAGCACGGCTAACGCAACAGGTAATGGAGGCGGAACAGTAACGGCTACGTATCAAATTAGCATAGGCTTATCTGAGTCTGCTTATGGTTATGGATGGGGAACAGGAACATGGAATACAAGCACATGGAACACGCCTCGTTCTACAACAACGGTGACTATTAATGGGCGTAACTGGTCTTTAGATAATTTTGGTGAAGATTTGTTAGCAACAGTTTCAGGAGGCGCTACTTATGTCTGGAATACATCTTCAGGATTAAGTAGTAATAGAGCAACAGTTGTTAGTAATGCGCCAAGTAAATCTAGGTTTAATTTAATATCTATGCCTGATAGACATGTTTTTTTATTTGGAACAGAGACAACCATTGGCAGTAGCTCAACAGCCGATGATTTATTTTTACGTTTTTCTTCTCAAGAAGATTACAATACATGGACACCAACAGCAACAAACACTGCAGGTTCTTTTAGAATACAAGATGGTTCTAAAATTATGGATGCTATTCGTTCTCGTAATGCGGTATTGGTTTGGACAGATACAAGTTTACACGCACTGCAATTCGTGGGTGCACCTTTTACTTTTAATTTATCACAGATAGGGGCTAACTGTGGCGCCGTATCACAACATTGTGCAGTAGATGTTAATGGCACAGCTTTTTGGATGTCACAAAATTCTTTCTACAAATTTGATGGTGCCATATCTAAAATGCCATGCAGTGTTCAAGATTATGTATTTGAAGATTTTAATATAACAACACAACCAGAAACATATGCTGCTGTTAACTCAGAGTTTAATGAAGTTACTTGGTTTTATTGTAGTTTAAATGCACAACAAATAGATCGTTTTGTTACTTATAATTATTTAGAAAACTGTTGGTCTACAGGAAGTTTAGCTAGAACAGCTTGGACTGATTATGGAGTATATGAAAAACCATATGCAGGTTATTATTCTACAACAAACCTTGGCACAACACCTACGGTTTTAGGTGTAACAGCAGGAGCTTCAAACATATACCAACAAGAAACAGGAACGGATGATGTAAGTTCTGCTATTAACGCTTTTATTGAATCAGGTGATTTTGATATTGCAGATGGACAACCTTTTTTACATATAGGTAGAGGTATACCAAACTTTAAAGATTTAGCTGGATCTGTAGATGTTACTTTAAGATTTAAAACATATCCTAGTTCTACAACTCCAACAACAGTAACACGAACAATTGTCTCGACAACAGAAAAATTTGATTTAAGAGGGAGAGGAAGACAAGCAAACATAAAGGTCGAAAGTGATGCTACAGGAGATAACTGGCGTTATGGTACATTGCGATTAGACGTTCAACCAGATGGAGGTAGATAATGGCTAAAATAAGTACAACAAGATTTCCTCAAGCAACACCAGAGTATCAAGCATCACAGTTTGATGTATTAATACGATTGCTTGAACAAATAACTCAACAATTAAATTTTGGTTTTCAACAAGATTTAAAAGACGAGTCAACAGCAAGGAGTTGGTTTCTTGGCTGATGCATTTTTAAGTTTTTCTAGAACAGGCACAGGTACAGCGTACACTGTTCCAACAGCAAATGAAGGAGCCGTTCCTCCTGTTTTACCCACAACAACATTGGTAAAAAGTATTTATATATCTAATGAAACTGGAGGTGCTGTTACAACAACCGTAGCTGCAGTAGATTCAAGTGCTACAGTAACTACTGAATTATATAAAGATAGTATGGCTGATGGTGCTCAACTACAATTGTTGGATCAACCAATTGTTTTAGAAAAAGCAGATACTATAACTCTAACAGGAGCTGGTATTAAAATTTTAGTAAGTGTAATGGAGATAACATAATGGCATTTAAAAAAGTACAAGAATCAAAAGAAATTGGTAAACAAATTATTGATGGCCAAGAACTTCCTATCATTCAACCAGAAGTACATATGGAAGTAAAAAATAAAAAAACAGGAACTGATTACGAATCAGAGGAACACGCTCAACAAGACGTTGATAATCCTTCTACTGATACAACACTAGATGATGTAGAAAAAAATATAGAGATTAAAGTTGTAAAATTACCTGATGTATTTGGTAAAACTAAGGACGACTAAGCTCCGCAGTTTTCACAGAAATCATCACATATACATTTTTCTTTTACGCAACCGCAAACAGGACAATTAGGATCCATTTGCCGCTGCTCTTTGTTTTGCTATGTTTTCTTGAACAAAGACTCTTTCATCTTCTGTTAAAGGTCTACCCATACTAGGAGGTTTAGGTTGACATGAACATCCGTCTGTATGTCTTTTGTGATCTCTTTCTACTGCTAATAAACGTTCATGATAGCGACTCACCTTATCTGCGAGGACAGCTATAGCTTTCAATACTTCTTGATTATCCATAATATCTCCTGATTTGTAATTTTGGGGTGAGATCTAATTTAAACACGTCTGTCATAATTATCAAGTAATCTTTTTATAATTGTTTTCTTGACAACTAATTTGAAATAGTATCCCAACCACTTGGATGAGGTATACAGTGTTCTGTCTTTACCCCAGGTTTCATTGTAAGCAACACATCGCCGCTTATACTTATTCTTGCTTCTTCTTTTGTATTTACTTCTGTGTAGTGTAGCAAGCCACTAGGAAAGATAACAAAATCACCTGTCTTCACAGGAAAAATATAACTAGAGAAATTAAATTGATTCCAATCAACAATGTATTGATCGGTAGGTGGAATAAACAAACCTGTTTGGGCAGCTAATTCTTTTTCAAATCTTATGTTACCCATGTCATTATTACGCACATAATAGACAAAACTAAAATGGCTAGCGGTATGTTTATGACTAGCAATATGTTGATCTTTTACGGTGTAAGTAGCCCATGACTTTGTAATGTGAGCATCAAATTTGTCTTTACTATAACCTTTTGCTTTTAAAAAATTGTTAATGTTTTTGGCTATTTCTTTAAATAAGTTACTATAATTTTTATCTTTGTGTAAATTATCTTTAGCTTCTTCTAAATCTGTAAACATGGTGTTACCTTTGACATCAGTCGTTGCTGCTGTTCTACCAGGTTTTTCTTTAACAAAATATTCAACATGCTTTGCTGTATGTTGATCGTCGTTTATAATGTTTGTATAGTAAATAGTTTCACCAAATAAACTATTAATTACTACTTCTTTCTCCATAACTTACCTCTAAGTATTCTATTTTTGTTACCCAACCTTTAGGTATAGCGATAGCGCCACCACCAGATATGTCATCTTTATCTTTACTGTAAGAGCGCATAACGATTATTTTCTCATCATTGTTATGTACCATCCACCCAACTTCTTGACATGTAGCCAAAGGAGCGCCCATAACGTCCTTTATATCTAGCCAACCTGTCTCTGTATCACGGGCATCGAGCCACGTCACACGGACCATCGGCACTTTCTTAATGTCAAAGTTCATATTTCTCATTGCACATTACACCGAATTTGCGTATAAATATAGAATAAAATAGGCAAAGACTTCAAGGCCTGCCTCCTTGCTATAGACAATATCATGAATTGCTAAGGAGAACATGTTTAAAAAGATATTTAGAGGAGTACGAAACGCACTAAAAAGCCCTGTAGCTAAATTAGGATTAGGCGCTTTAGCTTTTGGAGGATTAGGTGGAGGGTCACTTTTAACCAGTTTACTAGGTGGAGGTAAAGGCGCTGGTCTTTTATCTAAGTACGGTATTCCAGCTCTATTAGGTTTAGTTACCGCTGGAGCACTTAAAGGAGAAGGAAAAGAAGAAGCAGTAAGCTTTGATGATTTTGAATCTCAAACAACTAAAAAATATGGTGATAAATTTGGTGGTAGCCCTTTTAGAGGAGAACAATTTTTAGATTTAATGTTTGAGCCTGGCTCGTCTGAATACTTTGATTACAGAAATCCACAAGGCATACTTCAAAATTATCAGTTTGATGCTGACGATAAAATTATTGAAAGAAAAAAAGGTGGTATTGCTGAACTAAATATGGGAGGTAATCCTTTTATGGATCGCCAACGTATTAGTGGTTCAATGGGTGGGGGTATGAATCCTGGTGGTTACTCACCTGATCCTACAATAAAAAGTATTACAGGTTACAATCCACTTCGTGCAGCACAAGGTAGTGATGTTTCTGTTGATAGTGTAAGAGCACAAATGAATAGCAATCCACAAGGTATTGCACAATACTTTCCAAGAAAGTTTGGTATGATTAACGGACCAGGTGGTCCAAAAGAAGATAAGATACCAGCAATGTTAAGTGACGGTGAATTTGTGTTTACAGCGAAAGCTGTTGACAACGCAGGTGGACCTAAAGCAATGTATAACATGATGAATAAATTAGACCCTGAATCATCAAAGGGTAGAGGAATAATAAGTTAATGGTTACAGCAACATCAATTACAAGAGAAGCACCTTTCTTAGAAGATTTTAGAAGACGATTATTACAAGGTGCATTTGATTTAACAAAACAAGCACAACCTGGCACCACACCAAGAAAGATAGCAGGACTTGATGCTCTTCAAACAGGAGCCATGGATCAATATGCAAGATCACTTGGTATAGATCCAAAAACGGGAATGCCCACGGGTACAGGAGCACAGTTTCAACCTTACTTTGATGCAGGTATAGGAGCTTTAAGTCAAGCAACAAAACAATTTGATCCGAGTCAAAGCAACTATCAACAGTTTAGTAATCAGTATCAGAAAGATGTAACGCAAGAAGCGTTAAAACAAATGGATCAAGAAGCTCAAAAGGCTCAAAATAAAATGGCAGGAGATTCTGTTTTGGGTGGCACTTTTGGAGGTTCACGGTACGGTGTTCAAGCTGCTGAAATGGCAACCAATTTACAAGATATAAAATCACGAAGAATCTTTCAAGACTTAGCACAGAATTTTGAACAAGCTCAAGGTAAAGCTATGAGTACGTTTGAAAACCAACAACAACGAAACTTAGCAGCAGCTCCACAGTTTGGAGCAATGGGTGCACAACAGTTTGGATTACAATCAAGTGGTCTTGGAGCGTTACAGCAATTAGGTGGACTTAGAAGAGCACAACAACAAGAAGGATTTAATGAAATATTTAGACAAGCAGAAGATAGAAGAATGCAGCCATATAATAGATTAAGTTACTTTGGTGATATTATGGCAGGTATACCTTCTGTGTCACAAACACTAACATCCAAACCAGCTCCGTATACTAATCCTATTCTTGGTGGAATAGGCATGGGTCTCGGCGCATATGGAATGATGAACCCATAGGAGAGTAGATGGTTACACGACCAGATCAACAAGTAGGAATGGAAGACATCTTTGAAGATGAAGTGGCTACAACAAGCACGTCTTTTCCAAGTGTTTTACCTTCTACTTTTTTTCCAGATAAGCCTGAGTTATCAGGTGTATCTGCGATGGAGCAGTTTTTACCCTTGATGTTAGATGAAGAGTCTTACTTAAAAAAGTTTGCAACTCCTACTATGACAGATGAACAAATAGAAAAAGCATTTGCTGTTGATGACGGCAAAGATCTAAGAAACATGGCAATTGCTAAGTTGGGTTTCTCATTATTACAACCAACAGTTGGTGGTAGAATAGGACCAGCTATTGCTCAAGCAGGTCAGACATTAACAAATGATCTGATGAAAATAAAACAACAACAAAAGAAAGAACAAAAAGCGGCACAGATTGGAATGATCAACGCCAAAATGAAAAGAGATGCACAAAACATTTTAGACAAAAAAAGTGTGTTTGACCTAAACAGACAACTACTAACAACGATTGCAGGGAAAGAATACGATGCACAAGTAGCTGCGGATAAAGTATTAATGGATTTATATAAATCACAAGTACAAGCGGCAACATCAAAGTTTCAAGACTATCAACTAGAAGGTGTTAAACCTAAAAAAGTA